CCAATTTCCCCCTACCAGGTCACATTTGTCCGGTTTGGCGCGAAAAATCGGCATATCCAGACAAGCATTCCATACCGTCTTTCACCGTCCATATCCGCACGCGGAAAGGACAATCGGAAATGCCTTGGGACTTCACCCCCAAATAATTTGGCCGGACCGTTATGACAAAAACGGAAATCCGAACCGGCCCAACCTCTGGTATTCCCGCACACAAGGGCTTTGGAAACCGAAGGCGTTTAGAAAAAATATCACAACCAACGCTGAAGTCAATGGAAAAGAATTGCCGGAGTTTAACCATGAAAAAGACCATTGATCCAAGCCAGATGTCCCTTTTCGACTCTCTCCAAATCCCCAAGGCTCCAGACTTAACGCCCGGCAGCCTGAACTACAGCGCCGAATTTCGCCACGCGGTATCCGAGGCGTTAAAGAGAAGCCCGAGGTCGCGGTATGAAATCGCGGCGCAGATGAGCCAGCTTCTCGGGGTTGAAGTTTCGAAAGCGCAGCTTGATTCCTGGAGCGCGGAAAGCCGCTCGGAGTGGCGCTTTCCCGCTGAGTATCTCGCGGCCTTCGAAGCGGCTTGCGGTTCTTTTTCTCTCTTGGAACTTCTTGCCCGGAAACGCGGCTTCCGGCTGATCCAGGGAGATGAGGTTCGCCAGGCGGAAATTGGAAGGCTCGAAAGCTTGAAGGGGGAAATATGTCAAAAAATAAAAATTCTGAAGCAGACAAAAATTTAGGTCCGATTCCGAGTCTGGAGGTCAATAAATAAACGGAGGTGAAAAATGGGAAGGAACAAGAAGGAGGACGTTTTAGGGGTTGTTATCAAGAGCCAAGGAGAAGGAGAAAAGGTTCTTTGTTGGGATTGCTTTGAGAAGGAAGAGGAAAAACTGAAGATCAAGGAAGCGATTGTCCAGGATTCAGCAGAGGGGGAAGAATTCTGTTTTTGCGATGAGTGCGGGATGGAGATCTGATTTAAGCCAAGAGGGGTTATAAATGATCGCTGAGGCGGAGAGCGGCGAAATCAAAAAGTGGTGGACGGCCAGGGAACTTGCAGGATTGAAGCTTCCGGGGTTTCCGCATTCAAAGCAAAAAATAAACCGGATGGCGAAAAAAGAATGCTGGCCGTCCCGGGAACGAGAGGCGAGCGGCGGCGGCCGGGAGTATGAGTTTGCAACCCTTCCTCCGGATCTCCGCCTGGCGAGCGTAAGAAAGCTGTCCGCGCCTTTGACGGAGGCAGCCCCGAAGCCAGAAGCTGCTCCTTCCGATAAAGAAAACCCGCCCCAGGCGAAGACCCATGAAGAATTATGGAAGCTTTTTTATCAGCGCCCGGAGAAGGAGCAGGAGTTTGCCAAGAGGCGGATGGAAGCCCTTGTTCGGATATCCGATTATGAAGAGGGCGGGATCAATAGAACACAAGCGGTCGAGACAGTTGCAAAGGAAATGGATATTTCCAAGGCGAGTCTTTATAGCTGGAACTCCATGATCGCCGGGAGAGAAAGGTTCGATTGGCTTCCTTCTCTCCTCGGGAAATGGAAGGGCGGCCAGCGCAAGGTTGAGTTCTCGCCCGAAGCCTGGGAGATTTTCAAGGGCGATTATCTCCGCCTCGAACAGCCAGCTGCGGCCGCCTGTTATGAGCGTTTGGAGAGAATTGCCGAGAAAAAAGGCCTGATTATTCCGTCTTTAAAAATGATTTTAAAGATGGTTTCAAAACTCCCTCCCGAGGTTGTTGTTCTCGCCCGCAAGGGGAAAGAAGCCCTGGATCGGTTATACCCTTCCCAGATCCGGGACAAGAGCGGGCTTCATGCGCTTCAGTGCGTGAACGCGGACTGCTTCAAGATCGACAACCTTATTCCTGGCAACAAACGCCTCTACTGTGCCTCTTTTCAGGATGTTTACAGCGGAAAACTTCTCAGCTACCGGGTGGATAAGACGGAGAACCGCGAAGTTGTTCGCCTGGCCTTTGCCGACATGGTTGAACAATACGGGATTCCCGAGCACATCTATTTTGACAACGGCAGAGCGTTTGCTTCCAAGTGGCTCACGGGCGGGGTAGAAAACAGGTGTCGGTTCAAGATTAAACCCGAAGATCCTCGGGGGATAATGGTTTCCCTGGGTTGCAAAATCCATTGGACCACGCCCTATCACGGACAATCGAAACCTGTGGAAAGGGCCTTTAGGGACTTGGCCGAATATATCTGCAAACATCCCGCCCTTGCCGGGTCTTATACCGGGAAAGATCCCGTCTCGAAACCCGAGAACTACGGCAGCGAGCCGGTTGACCCCGATGTCTTAATGAAAGTCTTCCAAAAAGAATTTATCGCCCACAACGCCCGCCCAGAACGCAGGTCTCCCGTTTGTGACGGAAGGTCGAAGGATGAAACATTTTTCGAGTCTTATGAAAAGTCCGTCATCCGCAAGGCCACGGAAAGCCAGAAAGGAATGCTTCTCCTCGCAGCGGAAGGGGCCAGGGTTTCAAACGGCGGCGGGATGATCACCATCGCCAAGAACGTTTATCAGAATGACGCCCTGATTCGTTACGGATCGCAGAATGTCATAGCCCGGATCGACCCTCAAAATTATCATCGCGGGATTTTCGTTTATACCCTGGAGAACCAGTTCATTTGCGCGGCGGAATGCCGCCACGCGGTAGGGTTCATGGACGAAAATCAGGCCAAGGAAGTGGCGCGGGCAAGAGCGAGAAGGCGCAAGGCAGCAAAGGCCATGCTTGAAAGCGAGCGGACGATCGACGCGTCCCAGGTTGCGGCCATGCTCCCGAAAACTGAAAAGGCGGAGCCGGAGATCCAATCGCCGAAGGTTATCGAGGGCATGTTCGGAATTCACCTGGACGCCCCGCGCCAGGCTGACGACAAACGCGCCGACGATTTCACCCGGATCATAGATGATATGGGCAAGGCGGGGCTGGAGAAGATGGCCCGGAGAATGGGTGTGGCTCAAAAGAAAACAGTTATCCAATACTAATGGCCGGTGCCCGGAGATGAAAAAAGACCATGACAGAAAACTCATCCAGAATCCGCAAAGGCTGCAATCCGCCGAAGCGTTTCGGGAGGAAAAGTTTAAAGACGAAAAGGGCCTGTTTGACCAACGGCTTCCGAGGGGGCCGGGATATTTTTTCGTTCCGAGGTCATGGACTTACTACGGGAGGGGCGCAGGTACGGCATGAACGCGCCGGGGATTGCCTGTTCAAAAATCTAAATTCTGGGGGTTTGGAATGAGCGAAGAAATCTTGACAGCCGTTCGCCGGTTGGTCGATGAGGACAAAATTCCGCAGAGGATGATCGCCCGCCAGGCCGGAATATCCGGCGCCGCGCTGAATCAGCTTCTCCTGGGGAAATACGCGGGAGACAGCGGGAAGATGGTGGAGAAGCTCACCAAATGGCTCTCTTCGCGGGATCTGGCCAGGGACATGGGGAAGAAGGCCGGTGATCTTCCCAGGCACGTGGATACGCCCACGTCGAAGAGGATTCGCTCCGTTGCTCAATACGCTACGTTCCTCGGCGACGTGGTGGTTATCTACGGCGGGGCCGGGGTGGGGAAGACCCGCGCCCTGGAAAAATATGCCGAGGTCCAGCCGAACTGCTGGATTGTGACCATGAGTCCGGACACGGCGAGCGTGGCTGCGGCGCTTGAGGAGATCGCGCTCGTTCTCGGCCTGAGGGGCTTTTCCGGGAGGGCCTCCAGGCTCAGGCGGGAGATCGTAAAGAGACTCCAAGGAACCAAGGGGATCTTGATCGTCGACGAAGCGCAGCATCTTTTTCTTAACGCCCTGGAGGCGATCCGGGCGATTCACGACGCCACCGAAGTGGGCCTAATTCTAAGCGGGAACGAATCGGTTTACGCCCGGCTGACTGCGGGAGGAACGAGGACGGCGGCCTTCGCGCAGTTGTTTTCGCGGATCGGGAAGAGGCTTCATCTTTCCGCGAGCCTTCCGGGCGACGGCAGCACCCTGGCCCGGAGCTTCGGAATTAACGGAGAGAGAGAACTTGCTTTCATTGAGACGATCGCCAAGTATCCGGGGGCCTTGCGCGGCGTTACGAAGTGCCTCCGCCTGGCGTCCATTTTTTCCCATGATAACGGCGGGAGGATCAACCTCAAAAATTTGGAGGGCGCTTGGCGGGAATTGGCGGGGCAAAACTGAGGGGGCGAAGCGTTAAAACGCCCCAGGTTGTGAGATCTAATTCCGGGCAATGGTCCGGTCAAGGGGCAAATTTTTTAAACATTTTTAAACAGGCTATAAACGTTTTTAAACACTATCCTGAAGGCTTTTCTGGTGGTTTTTAGCCTCTCCCGGAGAAAGGGGCCTGGAAATGCAGAAAATAAGCAAAAATCAGATCAAAATGATCCATATTTTGAAGAACAATCTGGCCCTTGAAGACACGACGTACCGGGGCGGGCTTTATGTCGCTTTTGGGGTGAGGACCTGCAATGATCTTTCCTTTGCCCAGGCGAACGCCTTGATCGGCAGCATGAAGCGGATGCTCGGCATTGCGGAACTTGATCTGGAGAAGCGGCGCGGCCTGGCCAGGCGGGAAGGGTTCGCCTCTCTGGAGCAACTGGAGTACATCCACGGGCTTTGGCGACAGGTTTCAATTTATCACGGAGACGCGGAGCGGGAGCGGGCTCTGCGGGCCTTCGTGGAGCGGATCGCCAAGGTTTCGGATCTGCGCTTTCTTACGACGCGGGGAGCCACGGCGGTTATCAGCGCAATGCGGCGGATGCGGCAAAAAAAGACGGAGATGCAAGAGCGCGAGGAATCCATGAAACTCGCGGTTGAGATGAGTTAAGGAGGAGAGATGGACACCAAGAAAGCGCATGTTGATTTAGCCGATAAAATCGCCACGTGCATTTCTAAGATTGATTTTGTCATCGATTCTCTTTCGCAGCCGACCCTTAAAGTCTTCGATTTTTCAAAATCTGGCCAGAACGGGATTTGTCAAATCCTGGGCGAAGTTTCGGAGGAGTTGAATAAAATCGTAAAAGGGGCGAATTAGCGGTAATGAAGAAAAGGGATTTGGCCAGGGACAGGTTGCGGCAGGAAAACAGGCTCAAGGCGATGCTTACGGCCGGGGAGCTTGAAAGGCTTTCCCGAGACAATCCATTTCGGCGGGAAAGAGACGATCTCATAAGGAAGCTCGCGAAGGCCAGGGTCAAGCTGGTATTGATTTCCCAAGTTTCCGGAATCCCCATGTCAACCGTTCAGCGGATTGCGAGCTTAAAAGAGAACAGGCTTCCGGGGCGCGGGCGCAAGAGGAAGAAGGGGGCGGGCAATGGACTTGAGATGGATCGCGGGCATGGCGGCGGGAATGTGGGCGGCGCTGATCCTGGAGTTTGTGGGGGTGTGGAGATGGGTTGCGATGCAAATCTTTCTGGGAATTTAAGGAGGGGGTGAAGGATGGAACCGACAGAGCTTCAGGCGGCGATCGAGTCGCACCGAAGATTTGGTCTGGGCGAGGAAGCAACCCTGGGAGACCGATTGAAGACCTTGAGGGGAAAAATCACCCAGGAGGAATTTGCAAAGAGAATCGGGTATTCGAGGTCATATTTGAGGGATATCGAATACGGCCGGGTCAAACCATCGAGGGGGTTTTTGGTGGCCGTGAGTGCGGAGTTCAACGTATCCATTGATTGGCTTCTCACGGGCACAGACAGGGAAGCGGAATGCTCTCTTCTCATGGCCGCTCAGAAGGAACGGAACGAAAGGATTTTGAAGAAGGTATCTACCATCGGCACAGTTATTTCTCTGTATTTTTCCCAGGCGCTTCTTCGGAGTGACGGCGTGCATTTCTCTTTGAAAGTAGGTGACTGGGAAAATGTCAACGGCCTGATAGACTCTCTCCTGGACGGAATCCGGGAGGATGTCGGGAAGGTCGGCAAAACCCTTACGGCCACAAGACAACTCGCTTTTATGGGGAAATGATGAAGAGAGAACCTCTGATCAATCCGGACGATTTGGACCAGCGCGGCTGGGACGAGTACAACAGGGATATAAGCGAACACAGGTCCCATTTTTTATATATTCACCCGTTCAAAGAGCCCTATGCCAAAGGGGTCGAAGAGCAATATTCCCGGCCGACATTTTACACCTTCGCCAGGTACCTGGTTGAGATCGACAACCTCCTTCCCTGGGAATTCGTCATCGCCGAATGCTTCAAGTTCGGGATCGCCAAGGTGGGAACGCGCCCGCCCGGCGGATGGTCGGGAAGAGGTTGGACCCAGGACCAATGGGGCTATATGAGCAAGGGGGAATTCGGAATAACGATCAATCTGAATCCGCACCTTGGCCGTAAAAAGGTCGCCGAAGAAATCAGGGCGGCCTATGGGGTAGACATCTTCCCCAGGGAAATTTATTACTGGATCTGGTTTCATGAAGTCGGACACGCTTTTTCGGACAAGACGAAGGAGTATTTCCAAAAATATTGGGATTGGGGCTTGAGAATGGGGCCGGCCACTTCCCAGGAAGACGTTTTCTCCGCCAAGAAAGAGGCGGAGCGCGAGGCCGTCGCGTTTGCGCGGCGGCGTTTTGAACAATGGAGGAAGGCGAAGGGGAGATTGTCCATCAAAAAGTTGATCGAAACTTTGCGGCCGATGCTGAACCAGGCGGCCGAGAGTTAGCAGAAGGAAAATTTAGAAGGCCCTGGCTACGCTGATCCCGGAAAAGGCGGCATCCCCGCCGCCCTGCCAGGGCCAAACAAAACCGGGGAATAGCAACTTGGGGGGTTGCGTGCGGAATCGCGGGCGGCCCCTTTTTTTTGAGGGACGCGGAAGCCTTAACGCCCCGCCCGAGGCGTAAATATCGGGCTCTTTCTGCTTTGGTTCTTTGCCCCGGGCACCGGGGGTAGTAGCGCAGGCGAAGAACGGTGCAAACCACTTATCTCGGAGGCTGCACATGCAAGGCTGGATTCAAATATTCAGGGCGGGAAAACAGACCGATTCTTCGGGGAACGAGCGGAATTTTGAAAGAGGCGATCTCGATCGAATCGTTTCCTCCTATGACCCGAGGGTCCATGAAGCCCCGGTCGTGATCGGCCATCCCAAGGAAAACGCCCCGGCCTTCGGGTGGGTGGAAAGCCTGAAGCGGGAGGGAGATATCCTCTTCGCAAGGCTCAAGGATTTAGTCCCTGAGTTTGTCGATATGGTCAAGAAGGGCCTCTTTAAAAAACGGAGTATTGCCCTCAATCCGGATCTCTCCCTTCGGCACGTGGGTTTTCTCGGCGCCATGCCCCCGGCCGTAAAGGGTCTGGAAGATATCAGATTTCAGGAAGGGATTCAGATCACCATCGATTTTTCGGCCCAGGAGATATTTCATAATTCCATGAAAGGAGAAACGGATATGAGCGAGCGGAAATTTTCCGATCCCGGAGAGGAGCTTCATCGAAGGGCCTTAGAGGCGATGAAAAAGGACAACTGCGTCGATCGCCACGGGAAGAGGATGCCGGAGAGAATGACCTATGGGCAGGCTCTCAGTTTTGTCTACGAGGAAGATCCCGAGCTGGCAAAGGAGTACTACGAGTCCACGCAGCCCAAAGAAAGCGAAAAGCACAAGAAGGCGATGGCGGCGGGCGAAAAGATGGTCAAGTTCGTAGAGGACAAGAGAAGGGCTAACCCGGCCCTTTCCTATTCCGACGCCCTGGATGAAGTCTGTAAGGAAAAACCCGAGCTGATCCGCGAATACCTGGATCAATAAACGGCCACGGGCTTAAGGATTTCGAT